TGCCACCAATGCCGGCGCCCGGCGATACGATCGATGCATAGTTGCCGAGGTTGCTCCAGTTGTAGGCGTCACCGGCCCCCAGCAACGACAGCATCTGCTGATACCGCGCATCCTCGGCGGCCTGATTGGAGGCCTGGAGCGTTGAGCCCTGGCCTATCAGGTTGGCCCCCATGTTGGCGTAGTTCAGCCGGTTGTTGACGTTGTTCTGAGCGACAGAGGCGGCCTGATCGTTCAATCCAGTCGCCACCTGCTGCATCCGATTCTGGGCGTTCTCGAAGGCCGCGCCGCGCAGGTTGGCCGCCTGCGTACCGAGCGCGTCGCTCACCCCCTGGGCACCAAGCCCTTCCACAATTCCCTGGCGAGACCCGCCGAAGCCGCCGGCTGCAACCGCGCCGGAACGCATCCCGGGCGCGACGTTCTCCAGGAAGTTGCTGGACAGATCCTTGCCCAGCGCCGAAATCTGGTCGTCCAGATACGGATTGTTGACCTGGCCCGAAAGCAACTGATGCAGCGCCGCCGTGGGGTCCAGAGCACCTTGCGCGGCGCGCGCGCCAGCAAGATCCACTTGAGCCCCCTGCCCAGACAAGAGCGTATCGCCCATACCAAGCACGCTCTGCGCGTACTTCGGGTCGACGCCGTTGCGCCCCTTCAGCGCGTCCAACCACTGGTCCGTGACGCCCTGCATCCCCGGCGTCCAGCCGCCGTTCTGGTATAGCCTCGCAGCCTCGCCATAGATCCCGGGAGTGCCCCCTGTCCTCGTAGTGATGTAGTCGCTGTCGGCATACTGCGCAGGGGTACCCGCTTGCCAATACCCATTCGTCGACTCGCCATTGCCGTCATAGACCCATCGCCCGTCTGTGCCGGCCACAATAGGCTTTGCGCCTGGCTTGAGCGTGCGCGTGGTCTTTCCCCCAACGCCGGTCAGATAGTCCTGAACTCCTTCCCACGGCTCGGATTTCGTGGTTTGGGTGCCGCTGCTGCTTCCGCCGCTTTTGCCCATTACAGTTCCTTTGTCACGTTTACAGATTCTTCTGCCCAGCCATAGCTGGCGAGCTGCCGCGTCCAACCGCGGCGCCCATGTAGGCAGACTCGTTTGCAGCCTTTTTCACGAGCAAACCGCGTGATGACGTCCTCGACTGCGAACAGCCAGTGCTGCATGCCCTGCCCTCCCAGGCATACGGCGACAAGTGCCGAACCGAGCTCACCAGTGGCTATGCGCGTCACGAAGGCCGCCACGGGCTCGGGTGAGTACACAATCCAAAGCTGGTAGTCACGCGCCTCGATCTGCTCGCGCACATCGTCGATTGATTCCAGGGAATGACCTGCTTCCAGTGCCTCCTGGATCCAACCCGACACCGTGGGCCACATGGCTCCGACGTCCGCCGATTGGATGCCGCGGATGAATATGTCTGCCATCAGAAAGCTCCCGCCCGTACAAAAAGGGCGTCCATCTGCTCGACCGTGATGCCGAGCGCGTCGGCCGCGACACGAGTTGCATCGCTATCCCGTCGCACGGTCGGGGCCTCCTGCCATGCCAATTTGTTCAGGTCGTCATCGGGCAACGCCGAGAAATATGCGTTGACTGCCTCAAGCAGGCCGGCCTCGACCAGCGCCGCGCGCGCCTGAAACCGCGTGACGGATTGCGGGATCGCCGGCGGGGGGATCACTTCCGGGTGCTGGGGAGGCGGCGGCGCATCTTCCTCGACCCAGGAATCGCTCTCGTCCTGGCGGTACCGTTTCCCCTGTTCCTGAATCGGCGGCTCCACGTCAACGGCGCCCATGGGAATGAGCCATTGCCCGGGCTCCAATGGCGAACGGACAGCCTCGACCGCAGCGAGGAAGTACCCTTCGCCGTCGAGCTGCGAGACGATTTTTCCCATGGTCAGTACTTGATCACCACCAGGAGCGCGACGTTGTATGGGCGGGTTTCTGCCGCCAACCGCGGGACGCCATGCACGCCATCAGAGGCAGGCGAGCCCACCGACGTGCCGATCAGAGGCGATTGCGCGGCCCCCCCCACATTCCCGACCGACGTGTCGATGAGGTTGACCGGCGTGGAGCCGCCCGCCGAGTTGTTCACGGGGATGTGGTAGTGGCCCTGGAAGGCATCCTCCTGGAATGAACCCGCAGCGCGCCCTGGGTCGATCCCGCGGCCATGGTCCCAACCCCGGGCGAACACCCCGCGAAAGTCCGGAACGTTGAATGTGGTGCTGCCATCGCCGGCGCCGAACGTTGTGCCTATCACGGAGAACAGGCGCGCGTATGCGATGCGCGACAGCGCCGCGCCATTGGCCTCCACATACCCAATTGGCGCGACCGTCAGGCCCGCGAACCAGGCAATCTGCCCCGCGTCCATCCCGGACGATGGCGTGGTGATGGGCACCCATTTGCCCTGAGTGAACCCATAGAAGCCAGGCCCATAGCCAGGGTTCCAGTCCGCCCCATCCGCAAGCACCACCATCCCTTCCCGCGGCTTTGCCGGCTCGACGTGCAACTGCTCCAGATAATCGAATGGGACAGGCGCGGCCATCGCCTCACGGATCTTCTGCAGTTCCCGCCGCAGGAATTCCCCGTCGTAGGATGCAGGAGCCACCCCGGGTTCGTAGGCCATCAATAGCCCCCCAGGACGGTGACGTCGATATCGAACTGCTTCATACGCCAGGACACGATGCCGCTGCTCTCGAAACGCACGGATAGATAGCGGCCGGAAACCTCGATATCGGCGCTCAGGTCTTGCCCGACCACGAACGGGACCGGCCCCGACCATTCCACTGCGTTCTCCAGGTCTTCTTGAGCGCCAACGTAGATATCGATGGTCGTGCCGCTTTGAGCTTCAATGCGCGGGCGCACGCTCTTGCAGTACTTGATCCTTTCCGGCGCATCGAAGGACATGCCGGTCTTCTCGAAGCGGCTGACCATGGCGGCGCCTTGGAACGTCTTTCCGGTGTCGACAAGCACGAGCCGCTGGCTTGCCGCGGACGCGAGCATCAGCCGCGGCGAGGCCTGCGTGTACTCGTACTGATTCCAGGACGTGTCGTCCGTGTCCCAGGGGTCAGGGTCTGCGTCCCACGAGTTCCCGAGGTCGTAAACGATGGTGCCGGAGGCGCCGGCCGACGCTTGCGCGAGGTCTCGAATCGCCCAGGTTCCATCCTTCCAGTTGAAGATCAGCGCGGTGTCGGGCCAGTCCGATCCTGTGCGCGGCACGCAAATCCACGCCTCGTTCCGGCGATAGTTCCCCACGGCGAACGAGCGCTGGTACATATCGGCGTTCAAGTTGTCGAAGAGCCAGCGTCTCACACGCCCATCGGCCACCGACTGCGCGGTCGACCCGTCGAAGTTCACGACGTCACCCTGGGTCAGCACGATGTGGCCGCCAGGGTGTGGGACGACGCAATCCTGGGCCAGCAGGCCCACGCCGCTCACGACAGGTTTGGCGGACCAGATGTAGGGCGACCCCACATAGTCCATCTGCCAGATGCTGTTCTCTTTGTAGACAATCAGAGCCTGGCCAAGCGGCACAGCGTCCACGATGACGTCGCTGGTGTCGGCAAGATCGAACTCGCCCGCATCCTTGGTGGGGTCGGCGATGTCCCAGGATACGGGCAGTGTTCCAGGGTCGGCAGGATGCGACCAGCGCAACGCGTAGGGACGCTGCGCGCCGTTGTCGGTCAGATTCAGCGCGAACAGGAAATTGCGGAACGGTCGGATTACCTTGGCGCGCAACGTGGGAGGCCATGCCGTTAGGTCGGCCGCCTTGACCGCCGGATTGCCGCCCCAGAACTGCGGAACGTCCTTGCCGTTGTTCACCACCAGTACGCCAGACAGGACGCCGCCATTCCAGCGATTGTCCACGGTACCCGTGTACAGGCCGGCCGCGCGCGTAATGTCGGTATGGGTGTCGTTTTCCACCGCGCTGAGCGTCTGCAAGCCGGCGTAGACCCAGTACCGGCCAGCGATCCCCTGCGTGGGGAATAGCCCATACGGCGCGGCCAGCAGATCGCCGTGGACTCGTACCTCGCCCTGGGACTTCTCCGCATAGCCGTCCCGGAAGCGAATATTCTGACCGCCCGACCATTCGCTGGGGGCAAGCTCATTGGGGAAGCCATCGAGATTCAGGCCTGCCCCCATGTTCTGGAATGTGATCTTCGGCATGATCAAGGCGTCAACGTTAGCGAGCCGATGACATTCCCATCCACCAGCACGTTGACCTTCGTGCCGGTCCACGTCAGCGTGATGCGTTCGCTGCCGCTGCCGTCCCTGACATAGTTGCCGACGTTCTTCTTCGTGTTGGGGTCAAAGTTGTTCGTCGTCCAGATCTGCCCATAATCGACGGCGCCAACCTGGATCGTGACCCTGGTCCCACTCGTAAACAGGTAGATCTGGTTCGGGTCGCCCGGCGCCACACGCACGTACTGCCCCACTGCCTGCTTGGTGGCCAACTGCGAGGTCAGATAGTTGCTCAGGTAACCGCCCCAAATACTGCCGAAGACGTTCCCATCGGCCTCAAGGACGGCACTTCCGAGCCCAGCATTCACGGCCCCCTGGGAGGTCAGCACCGTCGCCTGTACACCGCCTGAGAACGCCGCGCCGCTGAGATTCGCCTTAGCATTGAGCGCGCTCTGGGTGGCTGTGCTGATGGGCTTTGCCGCATCGCTCGTGTTGTCGACGTTCCCGAGGCCGATACTGACCTTCGTGATCACCTGGGCATAGCCGGAGCCCTGCCACTCCATCGGGCCGATGCCCGAACGGTAAACCGGGCCCTCGTTGGCCGTAGGCGTGGCGCCGTAGACAGGAAGCGCTGCCTTCCATAGCGCGCTGGTCCCGTCCGTCGACAGGAACTTTCCCCCTTGGGAGGCCATGCCGGGCAGCGCTGATTCGAACTGGACCTGCTCGATGTAGTCGTAGATGGCCTGTGCGTTCCCGCCGCCGATCAAGCGGAAGTTCCCGCCATCGAAGCCCACCACCACCCAGCTCCCGGCGGCCACGGCGTTCGCCCTCAAAGGGCTGCCATCCGGATAAATAAAGGGCCTGGCTTCCAGCCCACCTATGCGCAACGTCGACGCACCAGTGTTTGCGTGGGCAGCGAGGAATGCGACCGTCATGTAGGGGAAATAGTTGGCGGGCGCGGGTGCATACGAGGCCACCACAAAATCGTTTGCCGTCGCCCCTTGAGCTTCCGTTGCCGCAACCATCACCGGACCTGTAAAGCCCGGGAACGAGTTCTGGATAACGGTCTTGAGCAGGCGCAGGTTGTCGTCGCCCTCGGACTTGGGAGAGCTGCCTGTGGGCTTGGTCGCATCCAGGCCCATGATGTACTTGGTGTCTTCGACGGCCATTATTTCCTCGCAATCTGAAGGGCCAGCGCATCGCCCGAGAATCGGGCCTGGTCGTCGGCCAGCTGAATGGCCTGGATGGCGGTGTCGCAGCGCGACTTCCACAGATCCATGCGCGCGTCGTTCAGCAGGTAAGGCTCGGCCTCGGTGAGAGCCCCGAAAAGGTACGCGTCGGGGTGGGATGCCAACACCCAGTTGGTCTGGTTCGAAGCGTTAAGCGGCGGAATCTTGGCGTGGTAGCGGACGTTCACCGTGTCGGTCGTGCCCGAGACCCGAAGCATTCCGCCCTCGACGGCATAGAAGCCGCTTTCGGTCTGCGACGGGCCATACTGGATCGTCGTCATCAACCGAAGCTCTTTCTTCGTGTCGTCCACCGAGATCAGTTCGAGGAAATCGGCCGGCAGGACGGCGCTGCCGCCATAGGCGGTCAACGCCACGGACTTGCGCTGGTTCGACGTGCGCAGGACGCGATTCGCGCGGGCTTCGAACAGCGCGATGAAGTCCGGGATGCGCGTCTGCTGGTCCTTGCGCTTGATCCAACCTGCGATAGAGGTCACCAGCGTGCCGTAGCTGTCGAAGCTCATAGATCGCCCTTGTGCACGCGGAAATCGCCGTTGTCAGGGTCGCGCAGGAACTCTTCCATCAGCCTGACGTTGTTCATGACGTCCTGATAGGTCACGCCGCGGCGCTGCGCCCAGGCGTTCAGCACGACAATGGGAATACGCGCTAGGTGCTGGTCCCCGTTGGGAGCATGCTGCCGCCCTTCGTTGTGGAGCGCCTTGGCATGCTCCAGCACGGGCTCGACGTCGGCCGTCGTCTCGATGCCATAGCGGCCGTCCGCCTCCAGGAACCGGGTCACTCTGCCGCGCTCAGCGGTTAGGATTCGTGCGCTCATGTGCTCACCCGATTGCGAAGTACTTATGCTCGGCGGACTCCCGCGCCTTTACAGCCAAATCGAAGTCATCGAAGTAGCCGAGATGCTTCAGCACCCGATCAGACCGTATGGAAGCTCGCCACTTCCTTTTCTGCTTGTTCCAAAGAACCCCAGTTCGACGAAGCACACCTTCGACGATTCCTTTGTTGAACTGATTCTGGCGGTTGCTCACCGGCCGCAGATTCGCCCATCGGTTGTCCGACGTGACCCGGTTGATGTGGTCCACCTGCTCCTCCGGCCATGCCCCTTTCATGTAGAGGAAAGCAAGGCGATGGGCCGCATAATTTCGCCCACGAATGATGATCCGCACGTAGCCCTTCTTCGCCACTGTGCCGGCCGGAGACCCCACCATGACGCGTCGACCCGCCTTCTCCTTCCAGCGAAAGACCCCTGTATCGGGGCAATAGTCCAGCAGGGACTTGAGAGCCTCTTGGGTAATCGTTTCTTTACTGGGCATGGGTATTTGGCCCGGGTTTCCCCGGGCCGTCTCCTTCGCAGTGGCGATTACGCCGTGGTCAGATCGCGGATGGCGAAGTTGCCGAGCGGCGCTTCACACTGCAGCGTCCATTCGGTGTTCACCATGCGCTTGCGGTTGTCGCCCGTCTTGGCCAGGTCGATGGCCTTCATGGGACGCAGGATGCGCTGCTTCCACATGGAGGTATCGATGCCGAAGACTTCGCGCTGACGCTGGTAGCGGCTGTTCACCACCTTGTAAATCCCGAAGTCGCCGCGGTAGACGTCGATGGTCGCGTTGAGCGTCGTGTCCTTGGTCAGCGTGAACTTGGTGGAGTTCACGTCGAAACCCGAGAACACCGCACGCTGCGCGGACGGGATGTACAGCGAAAGGTTGGCCTTGGCGCCGTTGTTCCAGGCCTTCGTGGCGGCCTCGTTCAGCAACGCTTCGGTGAATGCTCGCTGCGTGCCGTCAGTCGGCGCGGTGTTCGCGACCGGGTCAGGATCGGCACCGCCGGCGCCAATGCTGGTGTTGCCGTAGATGAAGCCCAGCACGCCGCGCGCCTGCGGTGCCGTGGCTGCGGCCGCCGCGATGGCCGTGGAGTTCTGCAGGGCCGCGAATTCGATGTCTCGCTTGACTTCGAGCATCTTCTTGGCGTCCTGATACGCCACTTCCGACGAGCGGCCATACTTGCCCACCGCTTCCTGGGTCTCGGTGACCGCGTAGGTCTTTTCCGAGATCTGGGTGCGGTTGCTGAGCATCACCGTGGGCGTGAGCGCGGCAGGCGTCGGCTCGTTGCCCTGGACCACCTTGTTATTGGTGGGGGCTTCGAGCGCGTCGGTCTGCCATTCCGGGTTCGTGGACGTCGCCTTGCCGCGGCCGATGGCCGAGATAAACGGCGTTTCTTCCGGGCTGGTGCGGTAAATCTGATCGTCCACCTCTTCCTTGTCGCCCACGGCGTCGAAGGTGGCGAAAGAGTTTGCGAGTTTTGCCATGATTTCAGGTCCTATTGCGTGCGGCCAGCAGCGCGGCCAGGGAATGCACATCCCGCTGGGCTTCGTGGCGCTTGGCGGCCTTGTCGATGGAAGTGGGCGGCACAGACCGGGTTTGGCGCGCAGGTTTCTGCGGCGCCGCCTGGGCCTTTTTCACCGCCTCGGGCTTGCGGTTCTGCAGGTCACGAAACCGGGTTGCGTCGTCCAGCAGGCGGAAGATGCGCGGATCGGTCACCTGGGCCAGTTCCTGGGGGGAAAAGCCGTAGGTTTCGGTCGCGTGCTTGTTCCATACCGGCAGACGGGCGTTGAAATCCGGCATTTCAGCCGCCAGGAGCTTGGCGGTTTCGCCTTGCGCCTTCTTCGTCTGTTCGGCCTGCTGTTCCTGCATCAGCTGGTTCGCTTGCGAGAGCACGCCGGCCAGTTCACGCCCCTGCTGCTGGGCTCGGAGCAGGTCGGACTGCACCGCGGCGTACTTGGCCGGGTCATCTTCGCGGTTGGTCTGCTGCAAAACAGACTCCAGATGAGCCACGGTGGTGCGCACGAGGTGCAATTCGCCAAGCTTCTCGCCGTACAGGTTCATGGTCTGGACGGACTGCTGGGCTCGCTTCTGGATTTCGCTTTCCGCCTGCTCACGCTCCTTGGCCAAGGTCTGGGTTTTCTGCGTGTAATCCTGCGCACGCATGTAACCCGCCCGAAGATCGCTCTCGGGAACCTCGTACTCGGCACCATCGGCAGTTTTCCACTTGTGCACGGGGTCCTGCGACGATTCCGGGTTCGGTTGATCGTCCTCGCCGTCTTCGGATTCCTCCGTTTCGGCGCCCTCGGTTTCTGCGGTTTCCTGCTCCTCGCCGACGCTCTCCTGCTCGTCGTTTTGCGCCTCCCCTTCGGGTTGGGCGTTTTCGTCGTCGCGCGCTTCTTCCCTCTCGGGTTCGGCGGACAGCGTGGCGGCAAGGCTTTCCAGGGTGAATTCAGACATGGCTCACATCCCTATAAGGTTTGACTCCGAGCAACAAAAAAGCCGCACGAGGCGGCTATTCGGTTGGTCTTTCTTACGGCTGCCATCAGGGGCTGGCAGCAGGCCCAGAAAAGGGTTCACGGTGCGGTGTGCTTCGATCCGTCGCTGTAGACCGCGCCAGGCTCACCGCGCGTCATGCGGATGCCGCCGTAACGCCCGGCAAAGACGGCGGGCAATTCGTCCGCTCCCGGGTGGCTAATCTCCACCACCACGATCTGTTCGCCCCGATCGGCACCGCGGCTCGCTGCAGCGTCCTCGTGCTTGCGGATGAACGCCGGCAGGTCGTCCAGCGGCGCGGCGGGCGCAGGCGCGGCAGCCGGTTCTGCCAGCGCGGCAGGCACTGGGGCCGGCGGCACGGGCACGTTCTTGGGTTCAGCCTTTTTGGCCATTGAAGTACTCCTTGATTCGTTGGAAGAATGACTTCTCAGGGGCGGGCAAGCCCAGGATGTGACGTGGTTCAGCACCGCCCATGACATAGGCATCCAGCAAGCCGACGAACCGCTCCAGCGTCCGGTGCATGCGGTGCAACTCTTCGCGCTGCTCCGCGTTCAGCTTCGGATCCTTCCAGACCTCGAAGATGTCCTCGCCCAGCCGGGCGATCGCGGCCACGACGATAGGGTCCTGGGTAATCGCCGCCGCGCGGTTGGCGCGGTCCAGCTCCTGGTGCTGGGCCTGGGTCAGTTCGCTCATACGGGGATTCCCACGGGAGCCACCAAGCCGGCGGCGGTTTCGATGTCCTTGCGGTCCTGCTCGCGGGTCTTCAGCTCGGTATCCGCGGCGGCCTGGGCGGCCTTCAGGCGCAGGTCCTGCTCCTTGATCGCCAGGTCTGCCTGCTTCAGACGCAGCTCTTCCTGCTTGATGGCAAGCTGCACCTGGGCCTGCTGCAGCTTGACCTTCTCGATTTCGACGTCAGCCTGCTTGGCCTGCATGTCGGCCTCGATCTGCATCTGCTTGCCCTGCAGGTCCAGCTCAGCGGCCTTAACCTGGGCCTGCGCCAGAGCCGTTTCGGGGCTGTCTTGGCCTTGGTCACCTTGCGGCTGCTGCTCGGCGTTGCCCGGGTCGGTGAAGTACTTGGCCACCGATTTCAGGCCGGCCAGCTTCACGATCTGCGCCAGCGTGTTGTAGACGTTGTTCCAGGTAGCCACAGGAGCGCCGGCCGCCATGGCCTCCTTCTGCACGTCCAAGATGCCCTGCAGGATGGCGATGGTCTGCGACTTGTCGCCGGCGCCCTGCCCCGTCTCGATCGTCACGTCCATTTCCGGTGACCAGGGCGAAGGATCGACCTGCACCCACTCATTGCGCAGGCGGATCGTGGCGGGCTTGTCCTGGTTGTCCGTGACCAGGCGCAGCAGCAGGCGGAAAAGGTCCTTCACGCCCGTTTCTGCCATGATGCGGGCCATCATCAGCTTGCGGCGGTCACCGGCGCTCATGATCTTCGAGACGCCCGTGGCGGTCTTGTTGAGGCTGTCGGCGTCCAGGCCCTGGTTGTAGCGGGTGATGCCCGTGCGGGCCTCGCGCCGGCTGTCCATGAACTCGATGCCCTGCAGGGCCGAGTCCGCCACGTTGGTCGTGAGAAGCGGCGACGCCGCGCCCTTGGTCTTGACGCGGACGATGCCGCCGATCCGGTTGTTCAGCAGATCGTCCAGGTTGACCTGGCCATCCAGAACTTCCGTGCGCGGGTTGTTGGCCAGCATCAGGGAGTCGATGTACTGCCGCTGCAGCGCGGTGCTGGTGTCCTGGATCGGCGCCACCGAGTCCGCCAGGGCCATACCGATGAGCCGGTGCGGGATCAGGATAGGCGACATGACCACGAAATCCGGGCCTTCCGATTCCTCGTTGACGAGCGTGCAGTTGCCGCCGCGCACGACCCGGCGCCACTCGGCAATGCCGTCGCCGTCGTAGTCCAGGCGGATGAACCCGTCGAACACCACGACCTCCTCGGTGGAGTCGTCGGGCGAGTCGTACTGTTCCTGCGGATAGCCGGTCTCGCCGTTGGCTTCCTGGGCCACGCCGCTGCTTTGGTCAACGATCGAATCGAAGGATTGGACCTTTGCCACGAGGTCCTTGGGATAGCCAGCCTCGCGCATGTCCGAGCGCGACATGGACTTCATCTCGCCCTGGATGTCCGCAGCGGCCAGCGTCTTGGCGCGCGGCGTGCAGATGAAATTCTCCGGCTGGACGTTGTCGATGTAGATCCGGCCCTTCTTGCGAGTGGTCTGGATCGTGACGTCCAGCAGCTGACGCACCGGCATGGCCAGCACCGCCTCGACCTGCGCGCGCACGTCCGGCGCCAGAGTATTGAGCGCGTCGCGCGCCTGCTCCCTGGCCTTCAGCTCCTCCGGATCGTCATAGGTGGTGCGCTCCTTCACCTCGGCATCATCCTGGTCCAGCAACATCGTCAGCTGGTCCTCGTCGATGGCCTTGTACTCCTTGACCGTCACCTTCTCGTTCTCGGCCCAGTACGCGCGCACGATGCCGATCTTGGACAGCAGCGCATCCTTGATCCAGGTGTTGAAGATCAGGAATCCGGGATTCTGCTTGAGCAGGATGTAGTTGATGTAGTCCGTGGCCTGTTCGGCAAACGCCTCGTCCTCGACGCCCACGGGTTCGAACTCGCCCACATTCTCCCCGGACAGGAAGATCTCGATCAGGTCAGGCAGCGCGGACTCGATCGTCTCGTAGACGTCCCAGGAGACGGCCTGCGACCGGCCAGCCGGGCCCGGCGTGGCCTCGCCCAGGTAGTAGCGGTAGTTGCGCGCGCGCTCGTCGCGGAATTGCTCCTCCTGCCACTGGGCGGCCTCATTGATCTGGCCGTCCAGGATCTTTTCGAAGGTGTCGTCGGCAAGCTTGGGCATCAGAAGGTTCCGAGGGACGGATAGTTGATCTCCCCGCCCCAGTTCTCGTTGGTCATCTGCTCGGCGTTGATCGCCACGTAGCGCAGGTTGTCGGCGCCGTGGCTCCATTCGTCATGAAGCGGCGCGCCGGGCTCATTGGTCTGCTGGTTCACGCTGCGGCGGTAGCGCTTGGCGCACTGGACGATGCGCGCGGCCTTGTCCTTGTCGAACACCATCTGGGGAAAGGCCATGCGGGTCAGGCGTATGCCCTCTTCAACCTTCAGGTTGGGCGTGATCTTCACGGTCCAGCCCAAGGCCTCCATGATTTCCTTGGCGCTCTTGGCCGTCTTGAAATCGCGGTGCTCGCCGTCGTGGGGCAGGAACACCGTGCCCCAATTCAGATTCTTCTTGCGCAGCTCGGCCGACCACCAGTCCAGGGTCTTGTGGCTGTCTTCCATGCTCTCGATAACGCGCAGCTCCGAGCGCACACGCTGCACGATCGAGACGAACATGGCATCGTTCCATCCCAGGTCGAAGATCACATGCGCCTTGAGCATCGGGTCGTAGGGCACGCGGGCAATGCGGCCTTCTTCCTGCGCGGCCTGTATCTCGTCGTAGTAGATGGCGCCAGCCACGGCCGGCAAGCACTTGCCTTCCCAGATCTGCGGGTACCCCTTAGGGTCGCGGCGCAGGCAGTCCACGCGCTCCTGCTCCAACACAGCCGGGAACCAGGGATTGTCCGAGTAGTTGATCTGCACCACCACGGCGTTGGCCGGCGGGTCGCTCACGAAGCGGCTGTAGGTCTCGTCCGTCTCCAGCTCGGGGTTGAGCGAGATCCAGATTTCCGACCCTTCCTTGCGGATGGTGGGGATCAGGATGTCCCAGGAGCGCTTGCTGACCTTGTGGGCCTCTTCCACCCACACGACGTCCACGCCCTCGTAGGACTTGATGGACTCGACGGTGTGGTCGGCCAGGCCGGCAAACAGGAATTCCGTGCCGTTGGCCCCGCGGATCTCGTTGTTCTGGATTTGGTAGAACCAGCCCAGGCCGATGGCCTCGATCTGGTCCGACAGGAGCTTGTGGACGGAGTCCTTGATGGACTTCTGGACCTCGCGCGTGCACAGGATGCGCAGCTTGCGCTGGGCGCCAAGAGCCAACAGCGCTCGGGCGAACGACCAGGACTTGGCCGAGCCGCGCCCACCGTGGGCGACCTTGTACCGGGCTGGCTCGAAAAGGCATTGCAGCTTTTCGGGGAACTCCAGCAGCGGCAGGTCGCGGGCGCCCATGTCAGTCCCCAGGGCGCCGGAAGGCGATTCTCAGCGCCATGTTGATGGGCTTGTCCGGATCGCCGCCCTCGATGGGCTGGACGGACTTGCCATAGGCGCGGTCAAGCAGTTCCTTGGCGGCGGC